GACTCCACACATATATGAACCGCAATTGACGGAGGCATACTATGAGGCATTTCGGGATTTGCTCGAAGAAAGGCGCATCGTTATGGACTATTGCCTTTCAACGCTTAAGGCGGTACTGCCAATCGAAAGATACGATGCTGCGGAGGAGTATTTGACAGCAGTTGCCCTGCGGGAGATTCCGGCAATGACACACGATCCTGCAATGTGGCTGACCTTAGTAGAGCGAGTGCTTGTTTGCACGGGTGACAGATTACGTTTTGTGTTTATTGATGGCTATGAGACAGTAATCGATATACCGGAGCGGTTGCGAGTTGTGCAGAAAACGGCAACTATGGCCGAGGAGCCCGACCCCATACCAACGCAACCTGTGCCCCCCCAGTCAACACCACTTACCATTTTGGAAGGAGAATCAGATATGGAAATCACACCCGAAAAGAAGGAACGTCGCAGACTTTCTGAGGTGGAAAAGCGGAAAATTATCGCACTGAAGCTGAAAGGCATGGGCAGTAAATCTATCGCCCGCCAATTACAGTTGAACCCGTCAGCGGTTAAGACCTTTATCCACAGGCACGGAAGAGACCCTGAGTATGTGGCCACGATGGGATTATGCCCGTGTTGCGGTTCTCCCGTTGATCAGTTGCCCGGTAGAAAAACGAAAAAGTTCTGCTCCGATGCCTGCCGCATGAAGTGGTGGGCGCAGCACCAAGAGCAGATGGACAGGACGCTCTATACAATCACCTGTGTACAGTGCGGGCGTTCCTTTGAAACTGCAAATCCAAAGCGTAAATTCTGCGGTCGAGCCTGCTATGCCGACAACAGAAGGAAGGATACGCAATTGTCCTAAAAGAAAAAAAGGCGGGGCTTATTCAGCCCCAACCTCAATTTCCGTTCCGTCTTTGAAGCGGAATGTTATTCTGCTGTCAGCGTGTACCGTTGCCGAATCCAATAGTGAAATCCACAGCCTTTCGTCCCAGGTTTCCAGGACGAGGGGCTGCTTTTCAATTGAGCCAATGAAAATCCGAAGGTCACGGTCGCGTTCCATTCGACTCTCCTTGTCCGCATTGGCTTTCTTCAGCTTTTCTACCGCTTTTTCGTAGCGTTTCACCAGTCGGCTATACTTTTTACCGTATTCCTCCTGGGATTGTTGCGAGGTGGCATTATCTTTGATGCACTGGCTGACCAGTCCGGCAACCACCTGGATTTCCTCATTCAGAGCGTCAATTTCGGCATCAAGTTCCGTGAAATCAGCAACGATCGACCGCATCACCTGGCAGGCTTGGATGACCTGTTCTCGGCTGCCCATCAGCTGATTGTATGCCTTAAGGAACATCTGCTGAATGACTTCTGTGTCCAAGGCGGGGGTCTCGCATCGTGCCTCGCACTTGAACTTGCTGTTGCAGCGCCATACTTCTCTGCGGTAGGCATCCGTGGAGTGCCACACCTTTTTGCCGTAAAAGCCCCCGCAGTCTCCGCAGATCAGCTTGCTGGCAAAGATGCTCGAACCGCTGTAGGAGCGTCCCAGGCGCTGACGGCGAGCAATTTCAGCTTGCACTCTGTCAAAGTCCATCGCAGTGATGATTGCCGGATGGCTACCTTCCACATAATACTGCGGAACTTCGCCCTCGTTGACCTTCTGCTTTTTGGTGAGGAAATCCACCGTGAACTTCTTCTGCAAGAGCGCATCACCCTTGTATTTTTCGTTCTGGAGGATGCTCATTACCGTACCCTGAACCCATTTGGTTTTGCCTCCAGGTGTGGGAATACCGAGGCTCATAAGGTGCTTGCAGATGCCCGCCGCTGTTTTCCCCTCAAGGAACAGCCTGTAAATCATCCGCACAACCTCGGCCTCTTTCTCATTGATGACGGGGACACCGCCCTCACCACGGTCATAGCCGAGAAAATGCTTGAAGGGCATCGTGACCTTGCCGTCAGCGAAACGCTTTCTCTGCCCCCAGGTGACGTTCTCGGAAATGCTCCGGCTTTCCTCCTGGGCAAGGCTGGACATTATGGTGATCAGCAGTTCGCCTTTGCTATCGAAGGTGTAGATGTTTTCCTTTTCAAAGAATACCTCCACATGATGTTCCTTCAGTTTTCGGACAGTAACAAGGCTGTCTACCGTGTTTCTCGCAAATCTGCTGACCGACTTGGTTACGATGAGGTCGATTTTTCCTGCCAGGGCATCAGCCACCATCTCATTGAAACCCTCGCGGCGTTTCGTGTTCGTACCGGAAATACCCTCATCGGTGTAGACCTTTACGAACTCCCAATCGTCTCGCTTTTTGATGTACTGCGTATAGTAGTCAATCTGGGCCTCATAGCTGGTGAACTGCTCATCGCTGTCCGTTGACACACGGGCGTAGGCTGCGACCCTTCGCTTGGCAATGGATGCGGTTGGCAGTGCCGTGAATTTATCTTTGGTGGCAGGAATTACTGTGATTGCTCGTGCCATTCGGCTTGTCTCCTTTCTATCTCTTTTTGTCTTGCTGCCTCGCGCTTTTCAGCCGTCCAGGATTCTGCTCTGGAGCGGTCTGCCCAAATGCGGGTAACCACACTGCCATCCGCCAAGTGGAAGTGGAGCGTGTTGCCGTCATCGGCTGTGATTTTCTTGATATCTGAGGGTTTCTTGGCTACCTCTGCCACCAAAGCATCCAGTGTCGCTTCTGGGATTTGCTTTGGGGCGCAGTATTTTTTGCCCCTGGTGTTAAATGTAGAGCAGATCCAAACGACTCGTGTTGCCGTTGTTTTCCTGCGGAAGTTTTTTCCGCACTTGGCGCATTGGATCAGTCCTGTGTATGGAAATTTCTCCATTGCCGGTGGTGTAGCGGTGTGCTTTTTTGACCGCCGTGCAATTTCTTCCTGAACCGCTTGCCATTGTTCCATCGGGATGATTGCCTCGTGGGTCTCTTCTGCGAGGTAACGAGGGCGCTGCCCAGTGTTTTTGAGCATCCGCTTGGTTATGTGGTTTTCGCTGAAGGTTGTTTGCAGGAGAAGGTTTCCTGTGTAACTGTAGTTTCGGAGCATTTTGGCAATGGTCTGCGGATGCCATATGCTTCCGTTCATAGCTGTAGGTATACCATCTTCAGTCAATCCTGCTGCGATCCGGTTCGGACCGGAGCCCTCAAGGTATTCTCTGTAAATGCGCCGAACGATCTCCGCCTCCTCTGGAATGATGTAATATTGACCGTCCCGCATTCGATAGCCGAGCATCCGACCATTCCAGGGCATTCCTTCCTCAAAGTTCTTCTTGATGCGCCACTTTTGGTTCTCACTGGCGGATAGGCTTTCTTCCTGGGCATAGGATGCCAGAATGGTCAGCATCAGTTCGCCATCGGCGCTCATGGTGTGGATGTTCTGTTCCTCAAAATAGACATCCACCTCCAACGCTTTCAACATACGGACGGTCTCAAGGAGCGTCACGGTATTTCTCGCAAAGCGGGAGATGGATTTTGTGAGTATCATATCAATTTTTCTGTTACGGCATTCTTCCAGCATCTGCTGGAAACCAGGGCGTGCTTCCTTGGTGCCCGTGATGGCCTCATCGGAATACACACCGACAAATTCCCAACCGTCCTCTTTCTGGATTAGGTCATTGTAGTAGCTGACCTGGGCAGACAGCGAATGGAGCATTGCATCTTTACCAGAAGAAACACGGGCATAGGCTGCGACCCGCTTTTTTCGCTGCAACTTGGGGATTTGAGCAACTTTCGTAACGATTTTTGGCATTATACCACCTCCTTCACAGGTGCTATATTACCGTCACTTGCCCCATTTATCCAGTCATTATCGCGATATAAACTACCAAAATTGATACCAAAAATCCCGCACATTTTTGTCTCAATTATGCCGTATTCCGCAGCGGTAATCAGCCCTTTGGAGAGCATCAACCGAGCCTGCGCCATTGCTGATTTGTACCCCATAAGAGCCTGGAAAGCATTACTGTCCATCACGCACACCCCTTTCCCGATAGCACTCCTGGGAGCAGTATTTTCGGTTGGCTCCACTGTAGTCTGCAAACACCTTTCCGCACGTTGGACAGGTGTGCGGAATAATCTTTGCGCTGACACGCTCCCTGCGATGCTTATTCCACCAGGTCTGTTTGCAGTGATCGGAGCAGAACAGCCGAGGCCTGGCTTTAGGGGTATTGGTCAATTCTGCGCCACAGTTCTTGCAGCAAGGTTTACTTGGGGTTCGGTCAGTGGTAATGCCGATCCTGCGGCAATAGGTCTTGATGGTGCTGACCGGGATGCCGAGGGCATCAGATATGTCTGTATAAGTAGCCTTTTGCTCTCTCATGGCTACAATCTGCTTTTTCTGTAAATCCGTCATAACTGGTATCCTCCTGTCTGAGGAGGTTCTCTCCTCAGTGCCAAATGGAAACGAAGATGGCGTTTTGGCGGATAATCAGCAAATTCGGCAAAAAAAAGAAAGCCCACCGAACCGGAATGGCTCGATGGGCTTCGTGCTTAGTT